CAGGGTTGAACTCTTTCGCCGTCGCGGCGGAGATGATACCCTTGCCGACAGCCAGAGTCAGCGCCTCGGGGCATGACGGGATAGGCACGGCGCTGTATTCCAACAGTTCCCACTTCTTGTAGATGCGTCGCGGTGTGTCATCGCCCGCCTTCTGCACCGGCTCTTCCCACTCGATCGGGATGAAGCCGATAGACCATGCGCGGCAGAGCGGTCCGCTCCCGCCGATGTCCTCCGTATAGGCGCGATAGACCTCTTCGGCCTTCGCGGAGTTGGCAAACACCGTCTTGGCGAGGATACCCTTGCCGTCTTTGCGGAGCCACATATTCTTCGCGACCGGCAGGGAGTGGTAATCATGCCCGAACGGCACGACCGGGTTCTCGCGGAAGTGCTTCTCCTGCAGACCGTCCGGCAGGATGACCTCGCCGTCGCGGTCCTTGACGCCGGTCGTGATGTATGACACCACGGACCGCTCGGAGGGGTTCGACTCGACCGTCTCGGAGGTGCCGTACTTGACGACAATCTCCAGGTCGTCTTTCTTGATTTTCAGTCGCTGGGCAACCTCGGCGGCCTTGTCGGGATATACATCGACGAATTTCTTTCGCTCGGTAACAAAATCCATTGCCTGTCTCCTTTTACTTCAGCGAGAATTCTCCTCGCTTGTGGGCCTGCTTCAAGGCCGCGTTTATCTCCGGGAGGTGCTTCCCGTACCAGATGCGGAACACCTCGGGGTTCACTTTCAATATTTTCGCCATCTTGTCCATGTCATAGACCTGGGCGTTCAGGAACTCGACGACCTTCTTCAAGTCGATGTCCGGCAACGCGTCCGGCGACACGACGCTCGACGGATACGTCTCCATCAGCGTGCGCAGTATCGCCTTGACCTTGCCCTGCTGTTGGTCCATGATGCGGTTCATGGTGTGCGCGCCGGCGTTGACCCACTTCAGCAACCGCTCCAGGTTCAGGTCGAGTTCAAAAGCGATTTTCTCGCCCGTCCATGAGAGCGTCTCGGTCATGTACTTCCATGCGACCCAGCGCTCCAATGCCTCTAGCGTGTCATACTTCCAATCGGTCATGTTTCCTCCTCTTCGTTTTCGCTCTCCGCCTCTTCAATCTCCGGCACGATGGGTAGAATACAGCACCGGCAGTTCGGATGGTCGGGCGGCTCGTTCTCGCCGTCAGAGAAGTCCTCATCGAGCGCGACGACCTCGCCATCGAGTACGGCGCAATCTTCGCAGTTGTGGACAAGGATGCCGTTAGCAAAATATGTATGTGCGCCCTCAACTTCCAGATTGAAAACAAAGTATGATTGACTTCCGAGGACGAGAGTGGTATAATATCTATAAATACCATGTATATATGCGCGTATTGCCACAAGCAATTTGTCCCAGCTTATAAATTGCAAACCCGCTCTCGACCGAAGTATTGTTCTCGGGCGTGTTACCATCGGGCCACGAAATTTGGGCAAACCAAGACGTGCCCCGTTTGCGGCAAAGCTTTCTACGCCTACCCCTCCCATCGGAGCAAAACGCATTGCTCGCGGGCATGCTGCGCTTTGTCTGGCTCGGGTCCGATGGTTACAAAGATCTGCCCGGTCTGCGGGAAGAATTTTGAGGTTCACAAGTCTATCGCTCATCGTTATAAGGTTTGCAGTTGGACCTGCCGGACAAAGTTCACGGTGCGGAAAGTATGCCCCCGATGCGGGAAACAATTCGCCGCATATACGCCCAGGAAGAAGTATTGTTCGGAAGCCTGCCGTCGCCCTCCGGTATTCGTTGACTGCTTGAACTGCGGCAAGAGATTTAGAACGACACCATCGGAACATGCGGAGCGAAGATTTTGTTGCTTTTCTTGCTGTCGCAAATATCGCGGCGAGACTTCGATTGAGCGTGCGGTTCGTGAAGCCCTGGAGCGTCTGCACATCCCCTTTAGTCCAGAGCATCCCGCTGGAAGACTCAGCATCGACTTTTATCTGCCTCAACAGAATGCGTGCCTTGAGATAGATGGAACGTATTGGCATCCTGACCCTTTTAAAGACGCCAAGCGTGATGCGAGACTGCGCGAACTTGGCTATCTTGTGTTCCACGTTGCCGAGAGTGAAATAAAAAACGCGAGTGACCTGGATGATTTGATTGTCGCTCGTCTTCAGTCGGCTCCCATGTCGTAGGGCTTGAATTTCCCGCCAGCCATAGCCAACTTCATACACCTGATGCTCGGCAGTTGCCGTCAGCCGTCGCCCATCGGATGTCTCTATCTCGATCATCTTGCCAGCATATCTGCGCCGCATAGTCCGCGAGACCCGTCGCCAGCCCGCATGAGTAAGAACTTCGTCGCCCTTCTGGATATCCTGGATATGCGTCTCTCCGCTTCTGGTGATGACATTCGTGTTCGCCGGAAAACAGGTCAAATCATCCTCACTCGCCATCCATTCCTTCGATTCCAGCCCGCTCTGCTTGTACGTCTCGACCGCCGCGGCGTTCGATGCGCGCAACGTCTCGGTGCGCGCTATGCGCTCGGCGCGATATCGGTCCCACGACTGGAACATCTCCGTGATGCGCCGCGTGAGGTCCGGAATGCCTTCTCCGGCTATCATCCCGGCGCGCAACGTGTCGGTGAGCATCTCCTGGCTGGTCGTCTGCAACTGGTCAGCGAGTTTGATGGTGTACGTGCGGAGATACTCCACGAGCGCAGGAGAGGTCATATCGAAGTCAATGCCGAGTCCGTAGTTGTCGTTTAGAGCGTCGCCCTCGGCGTCCAGTATCGCTTTGAATATGGGTCGCAGTTCCTCGGCTGTCAAGTTCTTCATCGCGCTGGAGCCGGCTAACCACCGCTCGATGAGGTCGGGGCGGTAGTCCTTGCCGGAGCCTCGACAAACAAGGCAAGGCGTGTTGATGAGCCCCACGTCCGTAGAGATGTGAGCGTAGCCTGTTCCCTTGCAGTCTGGGCAATCTTTCTGGTGGCCGGAGTGCTTCATGTGGGCGAGCATGATTTTCCGCTCATGCGCCCAGACGCGCCGCATCGCGGCAGAGATGCGATGCTCGAACCGTTTGAGCCGTCGATTCAGAGCGAGAATGACGCGCCGGCGTTCCGTCATGCTGATTTTGCGCCTGCGGGGCCGTTTCACGATAGCCAGGACTGCGGCCTGGTTGTCAAAATGGCTCCTAGACCCTCCCAGCGGGGTTTCCGGGGCGATTAGAGCGTGAGCCGTGGCGTGTTCGTTCGCCTTGAGCGCCTCGGCGAGTTTCGCCGTGAGCGTTTCCGGATGCAGGCGCGCCTCCAACTCTACGCGGCTCGCTTCGTGATGCGCTCGATCATACGGTATCCCCGTCAGCATCAGCCCGCGCTCCGTCAATTCGTGAAGCGCGAAGAACGGCATCTCGGGCGGCTCATCCTCATCGTCGAGCCACATCTCGCCGGGCGGGATGAATGTCGCATAGACGAGGTCGTGGCCGCCTTCCGTGAAGTCGTCATCGTAGTCCTTGCGGATGAGGTCGCCGTCCACGAGCCAGCACGTGACGTAGGCGTTGCTGTATGCGTCGATTTGCTCGCGGTGAACGCGCTCGGCGGCGTCCGGCGCATCCATCGGGCCACGATAAACACCGCCGGCCGACTGGCGCTCGTCGCGCTCTTTGCGGTCGGCGTATTCCAGCGCGTGGTCGTAATCGTCACCGCCGACCATCAGGCGGTACTCCGTCGCCATGTGGTCGATATAGAAGCCGTACTCATACGCGAACACGGAGTTGTCAATCCAGAACTCTTTCTCCGGAATGAAGAAGAACCGGTAGTGCTGGCCGAAGTTCGTGAAGTCCGTGTCTATCTCGCGACGGATGTAGTCGCCGTGGACAAGCCAGACTTGGAACTCGCCGCGTGTTTCGTAGAGATGGTCATGCGCCAACATGATTTCATCCGGCGTGACCGTCTCCTCACCCGTGTCACCGGCGGCCCGAACAACCGCGTTGTCCACATGAACAACACCGTTGCCCACCCGTGCGGCTATCGTCTCGGCCAGACGTTCGGCGATACCGTCACGCGCCGCTTCCGCCAGAAAGCGGTCGGCCACCGTGACGGCGAGGTCAGCATGACGTTGTTTCATTGTTTCTTCCGTCCCCAGATGAACCACGTCAGCCCCATGATGATGGTGAACATCAGAATGATGATGACTTTGACGAGACTCATCTCGCCCCCCACCAGCACGTTTGGAGTATAACCGTCAGATTGAATATCGTGAGATTCAGCGAATGGACATCGCTGGAGGCTCTCCAATCTACGCCGACCCGGAATATCATGAGGTTGAATTGCCCATCATAAAAAGGGTTATCCCAACTGACGAAGCCTCGCCACGGCCCTTTCGATTGTTTCATGCTCCGAGTCGCTCCTTGATGATGTCCATCGCGCTCCGCGCCAGGTTCTCGGCGAGCGTCTCTTCCTCTTCCTGCGCCATCTCCGGGTTCGGCACCGCGTTCGCGGTGATGGAACTCAGCGGCACCATCAGATTGCTCACGAGCGGGTCGTCGCCGCCGTCAACGGGTTCTTCGCCCAAGTCGGCGCGGGCCTCGTTGATGGCCAGGATGCCGGCGGCCGTGTAGGTCTTGCGTTCGTTCATCTCCAACTCTCGGTTCGCCGGCACCGGGTCTGAGAATGACAGGAATATCTTCTCGTCAAACAGCGGACAGAGCGATTGATTGATTTTTTCTTCCAGTTTCCGCAGACGGGGCAGAATGCCGTTCTTCGCGTGTCGGTAGTCGCCGACCTCGGCGTTGGAGCGCGAAACGCCTTGCGCCGTCAACACGGAAATGTTGACATCCAACGCCGCGCAGATTTCTTCTCTATTCAGTTTCCGCCAATCGACGTTCGCCATTTCCTGCATCGTCATCGTCGTCTTGACGAACTTAACGTCTGGCGGCAGGATGGCGGTCTTGCCCGCCTTGGCGTTGCCCTGATAGCGCTGGGAGAAGGTCTCCGCCAGCCGGTCACGCTCTACGGCGCTCACGTTCTCGCCGAGTTCCAGCACGCCGCCGACGTTGGCGCGGTTCGCAAATAACGCCTCCTCCAACTCGTACAACTCGCGGTTCGTGTAAATGGCATCGGAGATGCCTTGAACCGGGCCGAAGCCGGAGAAGAAGTTGCACGGATTCGGGCGCCGGAAGTAGATGATTTCCTCTGGCGGGAACTCATGCTTCGCCCGCCCGCGCTCGTAGATGTAGCCCTTGATGAACGCGCTGGCGTCGGGTATCGGGTTAATGTACTGCGCGCAAACGGGCCATATCTCCGTCGGCACGCCGAGCGTCTTGTCGGGCGGTATCCACCAGTACGCCTCTCCGGTCAGGTCCATATCGACGATGGTCATATACCACAGGTCCGACGCTTCAATCCACGGGTTCGGGTTGATGAGCAGGTCGATGAGCGGATGGTCCGTGATTTCATCGACATCGGCGGAGTTCTCCATCTTGACGACGAGGTTTGGGTTCGACTCCAGCCATTTACGGCGCGGGCGGTTGATGGATTTCGTGCGGCAGGTCGTGAACTTCTGGCCTGGCGTCTCTTTCGTCGTGTAGAGGTGCCACGGCACGGCGGCGCAGGTGTTGCCGTTCAGATTGATGCAGGTGTAAACCCACGACGTGAACTCGTTCTGAATGAAGTCCTCTTTCGTCTTGGACTTCATGTTCATCAGGTCCGTGCCCCAATAGCGCCCCGTGTTCCACGCGCTATTGTCGCTGTAATCGGGGCGGGCGCCGCCGCCGCGGATGGCGGTGGAGATGCCGACGGAGTACATCTGCTTAATCCGCCCGGCTCGGTAGGCGAGCCATTCTAACCGACTGACGGTCGGTTTATCATTCGCGTTCATGTTGATATCCCCTTATGCGAACACGACGCTGAATTCCGGCGCATTGAGCCGCCGCCGCAAGTGCGTATAGATAGCGTAGCGTGCCGCGTCACAGTTGGAAACCAGGATTCCGTTCGCGTAGAACTCGTGAACGGTTTGGACGGAAAGGTTATAGACGGAGGTTTTATTTGGTTCGGCTGCGCCACCGATAAAGTGCGGCGCACTTTTTAGAGCAAGCGGTTGTCTTGGAATATCGGTTGATTGTGAACTCTTCGCCGCAATTGACGCATTGGCGGGTGACATTATCGAGTCCGGCCTTGCGTCTCCATGCTGACTTGCATTTGTTCGAGCAAAAGCGGTCGCTATCTCGGAGGCCAAGGTCTGGGAAATCGTTATGACAAACGGCACATGTTCTAATGACAGGTTGACGCTTCCGATAAGCGTCGCGCCCGTGTTGACGATGCCAATCTCTTCCCGGCCCACTTCGATGCCAAGCGGCGGCAAGGGGCCGGATGGAGGCCAAGTGATTAAGGTCGTGCGGAACCGCCTTGCCGTGGTCCGACAGATGCCTAAAGATTGGCTTGCACTCCAAATTGGAGCGGTCATTATTGAGCGGATTGCCATCCTTGTGATGAATGGCATGACCCGCAGGAATCGGCCCATTGTTGTCAATCCAGATCGCCCGATGGAGATAACGCCGCTCAAGTGGGATATTCTCGCTGGCCTTGAAATAGACGCGATCTGCCCGCTGCCTTGCTTTGGGATATCTTCGATATGGGATACCTTGATAGATAATGCGTTCGTTTTGCATATCTCTATTATATCACCATATCGAAGCGTGTCAAGTGGTATAAATCCCTTGCCGGGACAGAAAATCGGATGATTTCCAGTCCCAGTCAGATGATTTCCGTCACTAAAGACCGCCGTATAAACCGTAGCCGCTGGATCAGTCATTCCACAAAGGGCTACCGGATAATAACCTTGCCGCGTGAGTACACGATCGCCAATGGATATTGATTCAATTGGCTTTTCGCCTTGGTCTGTCATCACCATTGTGCCGGCAATGAAACAGCAATGGTCGTCGAACTTGACCGGCTCGTCCAGCACCCGCTCGTCTTTGTCGGTTTTCCAACTGTAATGCTCGAACTCGCGGATGAGATTGACGCTCCGCGGGTCGGTGATGCGCCGGAATCGTTTGACGAAGTCGATGCCATCGACCACGTCCTTCTCGGCGGGGTGGGCGTTGAACCCGGCGCGGTGTATCTCAGCGATGCGGGCCGGTTCGGCGGCGTCGCAGTATATCTCCGGATTCTGGCCGATGTTCTGCGTCTCCATCCAGCGGATGAGGTCGCCATTGGTCATCTGCTTCGCGTACAGCCGCTCCGTCAGATAGACAGTCGGACGGTGGTCCGCGCCGA